CTTGCCTCGCAGGCGGATATGCTCGCAGAAGACTGGAAGATAGTTGAATAACGCTTGAAAGCGATTGCAACAAGGTTGAAACTAAGTTGCAAGCGCTATTTTTATACCCTAATGAAAGTGAGGAATAAACAATGCCAACAGAAGACGATAAGAACAAGACAGGCGCTCAGAATACCGCAGAAGGGCAGGGTCAGTCCACAGGTGAAACTACACCGGCAGATAGTCAGAACGGCAACAGCGGTGAAACTGGACAGGCTGAGGATACACTTCCTAAGACACAGGAAGAACTCGACAAGCTTTTCGAGCGCAGACTGAAAAAGGAACAGAAGAAATGGGAGAAGTCGCAGTCACAGCCAAAGGCTGCTGAGCCTAAGACTGAGGGTGACGGCAATACTCCCACAGCAGCTCCTGATAACTCCGCAGAGATCGCATCCCTCAAGAGTGAACTCCAGGAGGCAAGAGCGCAGAACACCGCTGCCAAGCTCGGTTTCAAGGCTGACGCTATCGACGACGCGGTCTACCTTGCGATGAGAAACGCTGCCAAGAACAATGACGGCGAGTTCGATGATGAGGACATCAAGACAGAGCTTTCCGCTGTCCTCAAAAAGCACCCCGAATGGAAAGCTGACGCAGGAAAGAGCGCGGGCTTCCGTGTAGGAGCTCCCGAGCCTAAGCCGAATGCGAATTCAACCAAGGTTACAGCGCAGAAACGCTGGAATAGATTCAATCATTAAGGAGGAATACTTATGCCTAACACAAACAACTATGCTGAGGTGTGGGAGAGCGAGCTTCTTGAATCCCGTATCCAGGAAACACTTTCGAGCCCCTTCGTGACTACTAATGTCCGCTGGCTCGACGCGAAGACCTTCCACTTCACACAGCAGTCCACATCCGGCTATAAGTCTCATAACAGAAACGGCGGCTGGAATTCCGGAAAGTATGTTCAGACGGATGTACCTTTCACAGTTACCCACGACAGAGACATTGAGTTCCTGGTAGACAAGGCTGATGTCGATGAGACAAACCAGACAGCATCTATCATGAATATCTCGCGCACATTCGAGACTACCCAGGCGTCGCCCGAGCAGGATGCTCTGTTCTTCTCCAAGACGGCTGCCAAGGCGGAGACTCTTGAGGGATATCACAGCGAGACAGCGGCAAACACCTATACAAAGTCGAATGTATTCGACAAGCTCAAGGGTATGCTCGCAGCAGGCAAGCTCAGAAGATACAAGGCTCAGGGCGCACTTATCATGTATGTTACTTCCGCTATCATGGATCTGCTTGAACGTTGCTCTGACTTCACTCGTAAGATCGAGATGACGCAGATCGCAGAGGGCGCTGGAACAGGTCTCGAGACAAGAGTTACCGACATTGACGGTGTACCGCTCATGGAGGTTATAGACGATGAGCGTTTCTATGACCGCTTCAACTTCGATCCGGAGGACGGCGGCTTCGAGCCTGCGCTTGCTGACTATGCACTCACTCAGGATACCGACATTGTTGACGGCAAGACCTACTACACACGTTCCGGTTCTGAGGGCGCATATACTTATACAGCAGTTGCTTCGCCTTCAAAGTCAAGCCTCGGCAGCTACTATGAGAAGACTGCTCTCGGTTCCAGAAAGATCAACGTACTCATCGCTTCTCCTCTTACCACAAAGGTAGTTCCGAAGATATCAAGCATCTACTTCTTCGCTCCCGGCAGTCATACCAAGGGTGACGGCTACCTCTACCAGAATAGAGCACTGTCCGATGTATTCACCTTCCCGAACGGTAAAGACGGCAAGGTCGACAGTATCTATGTTGATGTAGATACAACTGAATACACAGGTTCATGAGCGCGTATCTGAGACCTGGGGAATACCACGGCAGCATACCTTCGGACCAGCTTGAGAGCAGGATCCGCAGGGCTTGCAGAGACATCGACAGTCTGACGTTCAACAGGATCGTCAAGGCCGGCTTTGAGAATCTGACAGAGTTCCAGCAGGATCTCGTCAAGGAATCCGTAGTGCTCCACATGGACTTCTGCTACGAGAACGCTGAGCTTCTCGAGTCGCCGCTGAGCGCTTATTCCATCAATGGGGTGAGCATGAGCTTTGACAAGTCAAAGATAGTCACAGTAGGCGGTGTTACGACTTCAAGCGAGGTCTACGGACTGCTTATGCAGACGGGACTATGCTATAGGGGGCTGATGTGAATGAAGTATCCTCAGCTCGTACCGGATAAGGTATGCACTACACCGATAACAGTGTACAGGGAGGGCGGTCTCAATAGGGACGGCTCTCCCAAACGCACTGTCATATTCGAGGGAAAGTGCAACTACTCCGAAAAGACCTACCAGCGCATGACCGCTGACAAGCAGCTTATAACGCTCAATGCGACGGCGCTTTTCAACGGTGATATTGCACCTGATGTTGATAACATCGAGGGCGATGTTGATGTGCTCAGTGGTATACACCGCAGCATATACGCAAGTCAGAAGTGCCGCAACCCGGACGGGACAGTCAACTATACTCGACTGGAGCTGATATAATGAAAGTCAAGGTAACGCTTAACAAAGCTGTGATACAGCGCATATCCGATGCGGCAAAAGCCGCGGCTGTCGATACAATGGAGCAGCTATATACTGACCTTGTGAACTACTCTAAAACAATGCCGTATAATCTCGGCGATATGCAGAATAATCAGACATTCGTTGCAGTTGAGGGCGACGATACAATTAACGGCGTCGATACCTACTCGGTCAGTCTTGTCACAGGCTCACCGCAGGCACGCAGACTTTATTATCACCCGGAGTACAACTTCCAGCACGGCACGAATAAAAACGCAGGCGCATACTGGCTCGAACCGTACATCAGCGGCGACAAAAAGAACTTCATACGCGACAAATACACTGAGCTGTTCAGAAGGAGGGCGGGTCTGTGAACTACCTTACACTGCTTGAAGTCGCGGATATGCTCGCGGAGCTCCTCAGCTTCGAGGACATCACCGCCGGGACTATAGACGGCTCACTCAGCGAGACTATTGGCGTATACCAGCGCGGAGAATTCGTGCTGCGTGAGTGCATAGGTACAGTTCCGAGCTATGAGATAGCCAAGCTCAGACTGCTTGTGCGGTGGGGCAAGAATCCCACAGCGGCAGAAGCTAAGGCTGCCGAGCTCGCAGGACTTGTGCAGGCGCTCAGAGATATGCCCACAGGATCGCATATTATCAAATTCGCGGACGTGAAAGCTGTCCGCGCCATAGGAAAAGACGAAAAAGGCGTCTGCGAGTATGTCGTGGATGCCGACATCATATATTCAGAAAGGAATGATAATTAATGCCGGATAATACAGTTTCAGGGGTATTCCCTTGCTATGAAAATCAGTTCAGCATTGATGTTACCGGCGGCGACGGTGCGACTGCTGCGAACAACAAAACTATCGCCGATATGGAGAGCTTCTCCGTAGCCATCGACGGAAACGTGGAGGAGTGGAATCCCTACGATACCGAGGGCTGGACACGTCGCCTTGTGACAGGCAAGTCTATCACCATCTCGGTCAGCGGCAAGCGCAATATCGGCGATGACGGCAACGACTACGTTGCAGGTCTTGCCACGAAAACAGGCTCAGACTGCTCGACAACAGTGACATGGAATTTCCCGAGCGGCGCAAAGCTCGTTATTCCCTGCGTTGTCAATGTAACTGAGTGGGAGGCAGGCGATGCGAGAAACGTCGCTCCGCTCGCGTTCGATATCATGAGCGACGGTAAGCCGACTTTTACTCCGGCGACCTGACGAATGCTGCACAGTCAGAGCCGCAGAACGAGCCAAGCAGCGATGAAAACGAAAACACAGCGTCCGATCCTGAGTGACCGGGCGCTGCTTGATAAATGGAGGTATGCAATATGGCAAGAATGTACACGCTCGATAAGAAGCTCCTTTGCGGGAGTCCTGAGATAAGGGTCGGCGAGAAGGTCTACCCCGTAGACGACCGCACCAAGACCGTGAAGAAGATATTAAAGCTTTTCAAAAGCGAGGGCAGCGATGACGTTGACAATACTGAGGAAGCTCTCAAGCTCGCATTCGGCGAGAAGTACAAGGAGATAGAGGAGCTTGATATGCCTTTTGCGGCGTATCAGGAGCTTGTCGAGCTCGTCATCAAGGCTATGACCGGCGAGGAGCCGGAGAAGGAGCAGTCCTTTCCCGAACAGTGAATCGTGGTACGACCTCGAATATGATAAAGACCTGATATCACAGTCGATAGCAAAGCAGTATCAGATACTCCCCTCAGAGCAGGGAGTTCTCCACTATCAGGAATGGCTCCTGCTTGTAGGTGGACTTATGGAGGATACTCCGCTCGGACAGATAGTGCTCATACGCAAGGAGCAGGACCGCGACCGCATAAAGCGTTTCACTCCGTATGAGATGCGGATACACAACGAATGGCGGAGCTTCCGGACTAAGAAGCTACTCGCAAATGCTAAGCCGGAGGACTTCTCAAAGCAGTTCGAGAAGATGTTTTCGGCTATGTTCGGCTGATTGACAAAAAGCAGTATCCATGCTATAATGGACATGGGTACTGCATAACGGTAGGCGGTTTCTCCCGACATCGGGAGGTGATGCCCTATGACATTTTTAGAGCTTATTGAGTTCGTAATTATGCTCACTAAAGACCACTATAACAAAAAATAATTTCTTTACTTAAAAAGAAATAACCGCCCTCTCTCGCAAAGTTGGCGGTTATTTCTTAACTTCTAAACTTATGGGAGAAACCGCTTATCGCAG